AGAGGTGTACCAAATAACTGGTGCAGGTGCAGACACTATGAAATATAAATAGGAGCTTAAGTAATGATTCAAGTAGGAGAAATGATTGCAGTTAGAACTAAAGATTTAACTGAAGATGAAGTTAAACAAATAGAGATAGCGTTAGTTAATACAGTAGCTACTTACGAAACGTTTGATGACTACATGTACAACTACTTAACACAAGAGGAGGAGTAATGAAACATAATTTAAAAATGAGTAAATATTATGTCCAATTTGTTGATAAGAAAAAAACAGCATGGGACCAAAGAGTTCATGTTAGTTTTTATTCTGGAATAAATCATTACAATACAGATGAATATGACAGTTCACCAACAGTAACTGTCTCTGTAGCAGGTGTTGTTGGAAGTCAGAATTTACACATAACAAATATGAAGGACCTTAGAAAAATAGTTCACGACTTATCTTTGCTTGCAGAGATTGATGGGTTGTTTGTTACTGATAAAGAAAAAGATTATCACTTTTTGTATAACGAAAAAGGTGTAAAAAAAGATGTAACTAATGATGAGTTAGTCGAGTCTAAGTAGTGATGATAAAAAAGGAAGGTAAACAATGAGTGCGCAAGGGATATTCATTCTTGATGGGATGGACTCAAGACCTAAAAGCAAGAAGCAATTAAAAGAATTAGTTGCTGCTGGTAGGTTAGATATGATTGCATTAGAACAGGTCAGTATGTATGGCGAACAGTTCGAGGGCAGACTAACTAAAGAAGCATTAGAAAAACATGGGGATATAACTTTTGTTGGACCAAGTCCATATAGCAAGAGAGATTTCTTCGGTAAGTTTTTCATTAACAAGAAGGGTGAAGTAAGTGTCAGTTAAAGATTGGGAGATTAAATTTATATATGATGATAGCGGCAAGTTCATTAGAACAGAGCGTGTCGAATTAGAAACAGAGGAGAAAGAATGACAATGACCGAACAACAAATCATACAACAATTATGGATGTGCTTGCTAAGAGGTTACACCTATGATGAAGCACAATTACACATAAAATCTTTCAGTGAGGGCATGACAACAGAACGTAAGGTTGTAGTTGTTGAGAAAAAAGAGTAACCATAATTAATTTATTAAGTCTAAACAATATGAAGGAAGGAATTAACAGATGACTTTATTACTTGAATATTGTATTACATGCAATCAAGAAATACTAGATACAGATGCGCTAGACAACAGCACGCTGGTAGGTATTTACGCGCATGATTGCTGTAAGTTTAAAAATTGCGCGCATTTAGAAGGAAGGAAAGTAAATGAATAACACAATCGACCAAACTTATAAAGAGTTTATATCAACTCATAAAGATTATGAGAAAGCAGAGCAACACTATACAAACTTAACTGATGAAGAAGCAGTCGTGTTTGTTCACAAAGAAAAAATGTTTGCTTATGGATTCAGTGGTAAGAAAGCGACACCAGACTGGTGCTATAGATTCAAAGATGAGAGACAACGTAGAAAATATATTCAAGATTATTTTGACAAGTGCAAGCAAGCACAAGAGTTAAAGATAGAGAGAGCAGCTGCAAGAATCAACAAGAAGAGAGAGTTCTTTGCATCAATCAAAGAGGGTGACATTTTTGTTGATAGCTGGGGTTACGACCAGACCAACGTTGATTATTATGTAGTAACTAAAAAACTAAGAGCATCTATCAAGATAAAACAAATAGGAAAAAATGTAGAGTATGGAGAGTTTGGTTCAAATAAGGTAAGACCTAATCCATTAAAAGAATACGGAGAAGAGATGACCAAGATTCCACAAGATGGACACATAAAAATAAATGGATATAGATACGCTGTGTTATGGGATGGAGTTCCAGACCATGAGACTGCAGCAGGATGGGGACATTAAATGATATTAAAAGATGTTAAAGAACATTTCTATAATGGCAATGATAGAATTATCAGTGCAAGATATGAAGGTAAAAAAGAAAGATATCTCTTCTTCAATGGGGTGCAGTTCACTGAAAAAGAAGAAGCATTCTACAGAAAAGCTAACAACCCTTTACCGATTATAAATGTATCCGAACTTATAGAAAATGCCTCAAGACCTTGTCCTCTTTGTGGTGCAAGGTAGAAAGGATATTGTTTTGAAAAGTGTAGAAGGATTTATAATACTCACCATGTTCACTGCGTACATTACCTATTTGTTTGTTGGATTGTACACAATCTATGGTAACTGGCGTGAGTTAAGACATGCTAGAAAACAACAAGACTTATTAAAATAACTTGTGTATAATATACACTAGAGAATGTATAAGGAGGTTACTTTGTCAAGTATATGTTATAGCTGCGGCAGACATACACAGATAATAGATGCCAGGCATGTTTGTTTAAATACTTTGTGCAATATGTTTATGAAGCCACAAGTAAAACAGCCAGTTAATGTGTAACTAAATAAAATTATAAAAGTCTAAATATTAAAGGAAGGAATACTATGAGTGACCCTATATGGGATGATGACAGTCTAAACAAATTGATTGCTGACATGGGTAGTGGAGATATCTCTATCGATAATTCAGTCAAAGAGTTTATTCAAGACCAAATCAAACAAGGCAAGATGGGTAAGAAGAACCGAAGTGTTTGTAGTGAATGCGGTATCAAAGTACCTAAAGTAGCCAAGACAAAACTATGTACTAAATGTTTCATAGATGTGTTTGAACTATGAGTCAACCAAGTTATGAAGAGCTAATGTTAAAAGAACTTATGGAACTATCTACCAAGATGAAAGAAGATACAGGCATAAGAAATACAATGATAACTTATCTCTTTAATAAAAGAAATGAAACCAAGATGACAGCTTCAATGATTGCTAAAAGCGCTGGTATATCCAGGAAGCATGTCTATACAATAGCGAAAGAAAGAGGTATAAAGAATGGCGTACAATAGTAACGACTACTTAGAAGTAGAAGATAGACTAGATGCTTTTTATCAAGCGCACCCCGAAGGTAGAGTCTGGACCGAACCAGTAAAAATATCGGATGATGGAACCATGATAATAGTTCATGCTTATGTATATGAACATAAAGAGGACATCAATCCAGTAAGTACTGGACTAGCCCAGGAGTACAAGGGACAGAGTGGTGCTAATAAAAATAGTTGGGTAGAAAACTGCGAGACATCTGCCATAGGTAGAGCATTAGCTAACTGGAAGTTCCAGGGTTCAGCTAAGAGACCAAGCAGACAAGAGATGGAGAAGGCAACAGGAGATGATTCAGTTGTACCTAAGCCAGCAGCTGCACCTAAAAAAAAAGATACACCACAACAGACAATGACATCCCCTTCTAAGAATGAGATGGGTGAAATCATCCTTGACATGTGTGGTAAAGACAAGAACTTTGCAACAAAAACTTGGGAGTTTAGTGTAGCTAGAATGAAACTTAAAGCTGGTACACCAGACAAAGTAACAGACTACACAGAAGATAACCAAAAAGAATTTATAACAGTTGCTTCTGATTATATTAAGAAGCATAAGGAAGAGTTCGCTGCAAGAGAAGGCAACTCGGCTGTTGTAAACCGCATCATTGAAAATCTTGATGATGTACAAGAGATAGAAAAATCTAACACAGATGATGTGGTAGTAGTAGGAGAAGATGATATGGCAGACATACCAGACGGACCATGGAAACAGAATCCAATTAGTACTGGACAAGTAAACTTCATCGAGACTTTAATCAATCAAGCTATTGATAAAGGTAAAGATGACATAGCTGCAGAGGCAAAGCAGTTCCTTAATAGCGGGACAGGCACACAAGGAGATGCTTCAACTTGGATAGACAAACTAAAGAATGTCTAGTCCAGCAGCATTAAGTCAGAAGCGAGTCAAGGAGCCATCCAAAGACTCGCAAGCTGGCAAGATATTAGAAGAGCTTAAAGCAATACGTAGAGTAGGTGGCGATTGGTTATGCGCTATTACATTTCAGAAGATGTTTATACCTACCTACTCACAAAGAATAAGAGACTTAAGAAAAATGGGACACACAATACATAGTCGCCCATGTAATGACCACGAATGGTGGGACCACCAACACAGTGGACAAGTAGCTATGTATATGTATGAACCACCTAGTAACTTTTTTGTTATGTCAGAGTCTAAGTAAGGAAAGGAAATTATGCCACAATTAAAAGATGCTACTGATTTAGAATTGCTGCAAGAAATACTATCAAGGAAAACCAAGGAAGGTTCTCCAGTATTTAAAGAGCATACAATAATTCAGAAGGACCAATCATTACAGCTGCTAGGTATTATGGCTGCTGTTGAGATTACATTAGGTAAAGTTAAACCAGTACAAGAGGAGGAGTAGTCATGGTATTGGACATGTTAATAGAAGATGCTATAAAAGAATCTCCTATGTGGGAGGTTAACAATCCCAGGGTCCATGCTATTGCTAGAAATCTTATGCTGATGGTTACCAATTCAGATACTATTGAGCAAGATGTAAGCCATGAAGTATGCGGATACTTACTAGGTTTAATCAATGCGTATGGTGACCCTAAGTTTCAAGAACCTATTGGTAATTACGAGGAGGAGAATGTCTAAACAAAAGAGAGACAATCCTTTTGATGGACCAGCCATTGATATAAACTCATCAGAGTTTTTTGATATGGTATCTAAAGTTATGATTAATAAACATAATGACCCCGAAGAGGAATTCAATTTGTCTGATGGGTAACATTGCTGAGTTCTATTGCAAACTATGTACAGAGATAAAACCTATAGATGGTGACACAGAGTTGTGTTATGACTGCAACAGAGGAGACATTTAACTTAGCTTCCTTTCGTAGCTAAGTAAGAAGAGACCTACACTATTGCCCTGGTGTAGGTTTTCTTTATACTATCTTTAAATTATCCCAACCTTTTTTATTTATAGTGAATGTTAGTACACCTGGATGGGACCAAAGACCACTGCGTGCTGTAAAGTCTAAGCTTTTATCTAAGCTTGGTGCCTGGAACCAAGTCCTATCACCTTGCTGCTTCGCTCTGAAGTGATGGTAGTGTGCAGTAATAAGTATCTGTGCATCCTTAGCTGGTAAGAATCCATACATCTGACCTTTCCACCAGTTTTCTATTTTAACTTCTGCGTTGGAACCGCCACCACTCATGTGTCCATGAGTCCACGCACATGGTATATTTTTGATGGTCATAACTTGGTGAAATCCTTTAGGTATTATTACTTCTACCTTCTTATATCTATCTGGATTAGCTGCCATTATCTCACGACAAATCTCAAGGTGCATAGTGTCAGTGTTATCTAATCTACTAGTAGCAACTTGACCTTTACTTGTACGCGAAGCTTCGCCATGATTTCCTGGCGCGCCTGCCAAAATTAATTTATCAGCATGCGGTAAAAATGTCTCAACAGTTTTCATCATCATGCTTCTTGCTAATGCGTATTGCTCAATAAGATTTAAAGAAACATTGTGTGGTTGGCTCTCGTAAAAAAAAGGTGTGCAGTTTTCTGTAAGGTCACCTAATCCTATCATGTAAATCTCATCTATCTTTACTCCAGACTTACGAAGCTCTTTGATTCTATTCACTGAATCTTGCAGTGCTATGTCATATCTTTTAATTGTGTTCTCAACTCCGTAATCTTTTTTTCCGAGTTGCCAGTCACTCATGAAGAAACAGAATGCTGTATCACCTCCGAATGTTTTAGGTTTAAGCGGCGGTCTTTTCTTTGCTTGTTTAAATAACTCCTGGAAGTATTTATCTTGACCTGGATTTTTCTTTTTAACTACACCTTTAAATGCAAAGAAGGTTTCAACTGTGCCTCCTTTTAGTTGTGTGTTCCATGATGATGCACGAACTGAACCATCTATCTCATATTTTTCTGGGTCAAATCCCCAGTCTCGAAGTATGTCATCAAACTTTTCTCTGAAGTTTGGGTCAGTGCCTACATGAGTAAGCTCACCTTGACCAGTAGTTTCACTGATGTCGTAACCTGGTTTCCAACCAGATTTATAAAAGTTATTACCCCATTCTTCTGGAATATTCACCATATATTAACCTCCCTGTTATAACCATTATACACATATAACAGTAGGATTCTAGGTTATGATATTAAGATTTAGTAGATACTTTTTTCTTTACAAACTCTTTAACTACTACTAAAGCTGCAGATGCACCTGCAATAATAGCTAACTGAACTGCACTAGCATCAACATTAACAAGAGGTGCTACTGTTATAGCTCCTACAAATGCTTCAGCAAATGTGTATCCTACTTTTTCTAATAGGTCTTTAAGTTCTGGTGTCATTGTATTAATTTTCCTAACTTTAATTTCTTTTGTATATCTTTAAGTATAACAAGAATCTCATCGACTTTATCCTCGAAAGAATTAGGTGTATATACAGCAGCTGGTGCTTTATTAGTTATAGGAGTAGATAATTTTTCTACGATGTGTTGTCGCCAGGCATCTCCTGGACATTGTGTTTGTTTGAATGAGCTATGTGGTCTAAGTTCTCCACCTACTTGTTCATAAAGCCATCTAACAGCTGCAATAGCTTTATCTGAAGGTTTGTCGGTAGCATTCCTACCACCCAGCCAACACACAGCAACATAATGCTTATTATTGTAGTTAATTTCTTCACGATTGTTACCTCCTTGTGCTGCACTTCTGTTTCCAAATCCTCTGCCTTCGTATATCTGACCTGTATCACCAACTAAAAAGTTATAAGCTACATCATTCCAACCTCTATCGTTCTGATGTAATGCTTGTATTTTTTTAACTTGGTCCATCTCTGCCATGTTTCCAACAGCAGTAGGATATGCGGACCAATGAACAACTAATCCTTTAACTTCACCTAATTTAGAAAAAGATTTCTTGTTAGGTTTAGCTCCCCATATATCTCTAGTTATTATTTTCACAGTGATAACTCCCATACTTACAGTTACATATAGTTATATTAGTATAACCATTGTCAGCTAGATATGTTTTACATTTAGTGTCCATGATTATCTTAGTGGTTATGATTGTTAGCTTCAAGCCAAGCCAATCTATTCTTTAAATCATCTATCTGCCAGATGTTTTGATTAACACTTTCTA